GGCTATCATGGATCCACAGCAACTTCCACATATACGAAGGCAAAAGTTTTTGGAATGCTGAAAGATATCCTGGCAAAAGGAAAACTCAGAAGATACAAAGCGAACGGTTCTCTGATCATGTATGTTCGCAGTGAGATCATGGATGCCCTGGAGCAGTCTACAGAGTTTACTCGTAAGATCGAAATGACTCAGATCGCAGAAGGCGGCCTTGGCATTGAAACCAGAGTAACAGACATTGATGGGGTGCCAATCATGGAAG